TCAAGGACCTAAAGGTGCTACAGGTGCTCAAGGTAACCAAGGACCTCAAGGTAATACAGGACCAACAGGACCAGGAGTAAGTACAAGTTCAAATACTCAAATTAATAGTTTAGGTGTTGGTGTCTCAGCTAGTGGAACAACAGGAGCAATTAGAGCAACAAATGATGTTACAGCGTTTTATTCTTCTGATATTAGGTTAAAAGATAATAGAAGACCAATTATAAATGCATTAGATAAAGTTACACAGTTAACGGGTATTCATTTTGATTGGATTGCTAAACAAGGTATTCATGATAATGAAGGTGCTGATATTGGAATTATAGCTCAGGAAGTTGAAGAAATATTCCCTGAAATAGTTGAAACAAGAGTAAATGGATTTAAAGCTGTAAGATATGATAGATTAATTGCTGTAATTATTCAAGCTATTAAGGAATTAAAAGAATTGTTAGATAAAAAATAAAATGATAAGTTATGGGATTTATAGTAAACAAAAAAGTAGATTTTCCTGGGGGAATTAGTTTAGATAATTTTTATGTAAGAATTGAATCTTACCATTTACATAAAAGTGTTGGTCAATTAGATGTTATTATGGGGCATTATATAGATAAGATTGGTGCTGAAGCAGCATTACCATCTTATGTTGAAAATATACAACATAATAATGCTTACGCAACTTTACCTTATGATTTAAAAATAGAAGATAAAGAAATAAAAACTGAAAGAATACTTTCTTTTCCACTTTCTGGTTCAGAAAAAATCCCAGTTGTAGAAAATATCACTAGAGAACAAAATGAATTAGTTGATCAGGAAACAATTGATTATGATGATGATGGTAACGAAATAAAAACTTTTTCAAAAAAATTAGTTAAAATACCTGTAACTGAAGAATTTACTGCCCTAAAAACTAAAGTTTATGATTATGATTTTAAAAAAGAAAATATAATAGATTTTGCTTATTCTAGAGTTAAAAATATTTATGAAACGAAATTTGGTTCTAATAACATTGAAAATTTAGAATAAATGGGTAGAGTAGCTTGGGGTAGTACTAATTTAGGTATTAAAAATAATTTATATTATTCTTGCTTTAGATCAAGATCAGGTATTGTCTGTAATTTTAGTATGAGTAATTATATTAGAAAAACCATTTCTCCTCAATTATATAATGGAAATTCTGGTAGTACCAATTCCAAATTTAGCTCTCATGTTTGCAATAAAGGATATGCTTATGGTATAGCTTTAGTAAATTCAAGTCCTTCCAGAGGTACTTCCTCTATAAGATTAGTTGGAGTAACTGAAATTCTTTCTTCAAGTGCTAATGGATCAACTCTTGGTTCAACATATAATGTTATTTCTGCTAACTATTCTTATATTCAGGTTCGTTTTACTGCTTCTTCAGGTAATCAGTTTGATGGTTGGAGAGCAGGTTCATCAGGTGGGCCTTTAATAACAACTTCTACAAGTTATAATGCTTACTATACAAATTCTTATATATATAATTATACAAAATGGTATGCAAGAACATCTGTTGCTTCACCTCCTAGATATACAACTGCTTATCCTTATGGTATAAGTTCTTTTTCTGCTTGTAATTCAGGTAACAATCAAACTTTTTATGTTTCAACTATTTATTCAGCTTTGACTGCTCCAAAAATTTATGCAAGTTCAACAGGTAATACAGGTGCACCAGCGGGATATTATTCAAATGGGTTTTATTTTAGATATTTTAATGGTAGTTCATTTCCTTTCCCACAATCGTTTTGTGGATTTTAAATATTTATTAATATGGGAAGAGAAACAATAGGGTCAACTAATATTAGGATAAAAGATACAATGTATTCATACTGTTGGAGAAACATTCAACCTACTCCATCTTATTGGAATAATAATTTAAGTTTATGTAAATTTTTAAAATATTCGGCCTATCCTTATGTTGTAGGAACTGCTGGTGTTTCTTCTAATAATTTAGGAGTTTGTAGTTATTTAAGAAATAGAGGATATTTATATTTTTTAAGATTACATAATACTACTAATTGTACAATTGAAATAAGAAATAGCCAAGCAGATACCTATTCTTCACCATGGTTTAGTGGACCTAATAATGCAATATCAACAACTAGTAGTACAGGAAAGATTGGTTACCGTGGTCAATTTATTTCAAATACTGCATCTTATTTTAATATTCAAGCAAGTGCTGGTTCTGGTTATCAATTTGATGGTTGGTATACAGCTTCTTCCGGGGGTTCTTTAATTACTTCTTCTACTAGTTATAATGCTTATTATAATTTTAGTGTTTTAATTATGAATAATAATTGGTATGCAAGAACATCTGCAACCTCTTATGTTGCTTCTACTATTGTTTATTATTCTCCTGATTGTGCTTCGGCTTGTACAACAACATATCCATTAAGTGGTCCACTACAACAAACTCTTTATTGGAGCACATCAGTATCTCCTCAATCAGAGACTTTTTCATATGCTGGAGGACCTTTTTATTTAAACTCTGGATTAACGACTACATTACCGGTTGGAAGATCCTATTCTAATACCTCTCTTTGTAGAATTGCAACTCATGGTAGTGGATTAACAAGTCCTTCTTTATGCCCGCCCTTTGAGTAGATTTTTATTAATATTAGGATTTGGTTTTCTCCTTGCTAGTTGTAGTAAGGAGGAGATCGCTGGTTATTAAAAATAAATTAAAAATTATTTGGAAAAATTAAATTAGTTATTTATATTGTTGTATAAAAAGTTTTAAATGAATATAATTATCCCAATAGCAGGTGGAATAGGCAAATGTATAGCCGGAACAGCCTTTGTAAAAGCTGTAAAAAAACAATATCCCGAATCTAAGATTATTGTTAGTTCACCCTATCCTTCAGTTTTTAAACACCACCCAGATATTTCAGAAACTATATTAATAGATGCTGAACGAAATTCAATTTTTTCAAAATATTGTAAAGATAAGGAATTTAAAATTTTTATAATGGATCCATTTTTACATAATGAATTTATAACAGAAACTAACCATATAATTCCTATTTGGTGTAAATCAAATGATATTGAATATAATGGAGAAAAACCAGAAATATTTTTAACTGATAATGAAAAGGAATACTATAGTAATTTCTTCATGTTTGATAGATTAGAAAAACCTATTCTTGCAATGCAAGTAAGTGGGGGTAGTATAGCTCCTAATATTCAACCTGGTTATAATTGGGCTAGAGACTTACCTCAAGAAACTGTAGTAAAAATAATTGAAGAATATAGAGATTATTATACTATAATTAACATAAAAAGAGAAGACCAACAAGGATATAACGATACAATAGAATGTAATTCAAATGTAAGATCTATAGCCTATCTTTTATTAAGCTCAGAAAAAAGATTATTTATTGATAGTTTTGCCCAACATATGGCGGCTGCTTTAAATTTACCTTCTACAGTTTGTTGGATAACAACTAATCCTACTGTATTTGGTTATGATATACATGACAATGTTATTGCAAACCCACATAATGTAGATTTTGTTACTGAAACTCCAACTTATTCAAGATATGAATTAAATGAAAGTATAGTTGATTTGCCTTGGGAAAAAACAGAAGACATTTTTGATGTTAATAAAATATTTCAATCATTAAATAAAAGTTAATATGGATAAATCATTTATAATGACTCCAAATAGTACAGATCCTGTAAATTATTATTTTTACGAAGAGGGGTTTACTAAAGAGGAATTAAAAAAAATAGAAAAAGAAACTGCTAAATTACCTTTACATTCAGCATCTACATTTGGGTCTGAAGATGGTGGTAATACTAGAAGTTCTAGAATTAAATGGGTACCACAAAATACACAATGGTGGTGGTTATATGAAAAATTACATGATATGGCTATTGAAGCTAATAGTACTTTATGGAAATATGGTTTATATAATATGCCTGAACAAATACAATATACTGAATATTTAGCCTCCAAAGATGGGAAATATGAATGGCATCAAGATATTGGTCCTGGTTTAGGTTCACTTAGAAAAGTATCTATTACAGTACAGTTATCTGAACCCGATGATTATGAAGGAGGTGATTTAGAATTATTTATGGGAGGTCCTTTTGATGATCCCAACATAACAAAGGCACCAAGAAAAGCAGGCTGTGTTTTTATTTTTCCTTCTTATTTGATGCATAGAGTTGCTCCAGTAACAAAAGGAACAAGAAAAAGTTTTGTTTTATGGTTAGGTGGTGCTCCATTACATTAATATATGATTTTAGATAATATATCACAAATAGCAATACATAATGGAGGAAGTATTACTCCATTAATAATCCCTTCAGAATTAACAGGAGGAACCGGTCTTTGTAATGTAGCAATTTTTATTGATGATAATGGTGAATTACTTGCTAATATAAGACATGTACATTATTCCCTTTACCATTCAGAATTTGATCAAAAATATTATTGTAAGTGGGGAGCACTAGCTTATTTAAACCCTGAAGATGATTTAACCTTAACAACAGGTAATTATCTTTGTAAATTAGATAGAGATACCCATGAAATATTAGAATTTAAAAATGTTGATACTTCTAAACATGATATAAAACCTATTTGGTCCTTTGTTGGCTTAGAAGATGGTAGAATTTTTAGATGGGATGGGCAATTATATCTTTGTGGAGTTAGAAGGGATGTATATGATAATGGACAAGGTAGAATGGAATTATGTGAAATAGATTGGAATCAGGAGCATTGTAAGGAACAAACAAGGGAAAGAATACAACACCCTTCTCAAAATTATTTAGAAAAAAATTGGATGCCAATTTTAGATATGCCCTATCATTTTATAAAATGGACTAATCCCTTAGAAATTGTTAAAGTTAATTTACAAGATAAAGGAAAAGAAAAAGTTCAAGAAGGCATTTTAGATACTGTAGGTTGTGAAACTGTAATTACTAAAGATGAGTATATAAATTTACCATTTGATTTAAGAGGAGGATCCCAGGTTATAAAAATGGATGGGATGTATGTTTGTATTACTCATGAAGTTGATTTTTTCCATCATGAGGGTATTTGGAAAGATGCTTTTTATTATCACAGATTTGTAATGTGGGATGAAGATTGGAATTTGGTGAAAATATCAAAACAATTCCAATATATGGGAACTAGGATTGAATTTACTTGTGGATTAGCTTTAGATGGAGATGATTTATTAATTACATTCGGTTATCAAGATAATGCAGCCTTTATTATGAGGTGGCCTAAACATTTATTAGATAGATTAGAATGGGAAGATTTAGACAAATTAAAAAATAATGGATAAAATAAAAAAACAAATCTATAATTATATTGATAATCCATTAAATGCTGGTGTTAATTTTGATACAGGATTATATTATGAATCTATAGGACAAACGGCCGCAGCTTTATCTTTCTTTTTAAGATGTGCGGAATTAACTGATAATGATACCCTAGCTTATGAGGCATTATTGAAAACTTATAGATGTATAGCGGCACAAACAAGAAGACCTATTTATGAAAAAGAACAATTAATGATTGCTCTTACCCAATCTCCAAAAAGACCTGAAGCATATTTTTTATTAAGTCAATGGCATAGTGCAAGAGAAGAATGGACGGAAGCTGATTACTATGCTAGTACGGCTCAAAAATTATGTGATTTTTCTTTACCTGCTTTGGGCTCAGATGTAGGTTATGTTGGTCATTGGGGTTTAAAATTTCAAGAAGCTTTTGTTTGTTGGTATAGAGGTAAAAGGGAACATTCTTATAAATTATGGAAAGAATTATATAATGATCCAGATATTCAAAATGAGGAATATTTTGGTATTATTTTAAATAATCTTAAAAATTTTAATTTAATAGCTACAAAACATGATCCTATTATTTACAGTAAAGATCAGGCACGTTTTGTTAATAAAATTCATAAATTTGCTGGGTTTAAAAAAATAAAACATAACTATTCTCAATGCTTTCAAGACTTATTTGTATTAAGTTGTTTACAGGGCTATAAAAATGGAACCTATTTAGAAATTGGGGGTGGAAAACCCTATGATGGTAATAATACTGCTTTACTAGAGGAACTAGGTTGGGATGGTTTATCCATTGATTTACATCAACCCTATGTTGAAGAGTGGAATCAATCATTTAGAAAAAACCCTATAATAAGAGAGGATGCTACACAAATTGACTATTTAAATTTATTAAAATCTAACCCCCAAATAACTAAAGGGAATAAAAAAAGAATAGGCTATTTACAAATTGATATAGATCCATGTTCTCAATCTTATGAAGTGTTAACTAAAATACCATTTGAAGAATATACATTTGGAGTTATAACTTTTGAGCATGATCATTATGTAGATAGTTCAAGAAAAATTAGAGATAAATCAAGAAATTTATTAGAATCCCAGGGTTATGTAATGATTGCTGGAAATATTTCTCCGGATGAAAACAGTCCTTTTGAAGATTGGTGGGTTCACCCACATATAGTACCTGAAGAAATAATAAATAAACTTAAACAACCACTACAAGAGGTAATACCAGTAAAAAATTATTATTATAATAATGAATCCTAAACTACCTAATCTAATTATTGCAGGTGTAATGAAGGGAGGAACTACAGCCGCGGCTATTAATTTAGCAATGCATCCCGATATTTTTATGGTTAATGCTACTTCTAAATATGAAGATATAGATTTTTATGATTTAGATGTATCGAATTGTAAAGGAGGATTACCTGATCCTCATAAAGAATTAGACTTTTTTAATCAAAAAGAAAATTATAAAAAAGGAATAGATTTTTATAAACATTTTTTTAGTTCTAATAAATTTATAAGGGGTGAAGCTTCTCCTAATTATTTTTGCTTACATGAGTATGAAGAAACTTTGCAAAGAATGGTTGAGCATATACCTGATGCTAAAGTTTTAATTCTTTTAAGAGACCCTATTCAAAGAGCTTTTAGCCATTGGAATATGATCCAACAATATAAAATGAAATGGGGTAAAAGATTTCACGATAAAAGTTTTTATGATTGTATCCAAATAAAACATTCTAATCAAATACTAAAAAGAAGTGCTTATTTTACTAATCTAGCTCAATTTAAATTACGTTTTAAAGATAATTTATATGTTGCCACTTCAGAAAATGTTTTAATTGATCCAATTCAAGAGTATAATAAAATTTATAAATTTTTAGGTGTTGCACCCGTAGATCATGATCTGGGTTATGGTATTCATTTTAGAGGTCACTACCAAGGAACAAATAAAGTAGATGAAAAATCAAGAGAATATTTACTTGAATTTTTTAAATCTGATGTTGATAAATTAAAATTATGTTTCCCAGAAATAGATTTTTCTGTTTGGGACAATTATTAATATGGAAATAAATGCTATTACAGTTTGTGTTAATTATGCACATTTATTTAAACATTGTTTAGGTAATAAAAGATTTTTTAAAAGATGGATTATTGTAACTGCTGAAGATGATTTAGATACTATAAATTTATGTAAAGAAAATAATTTAGAATTTATAATTTCTAAAACTATATATGATAGGCAGTTTTTTAAAAGTGGAGCAATTAATGAGGCATTTAGTTATTTAGGAACGGATAAAGACTGGTATTTACTTATTGATTCGGATATTTTACTTCCAGATAACTTCTTTGATTTTATAGAAGAAAACGAAAATGGAGAAAAAGAAATAACAGGAATAAGAATGATTAAACATGGAATAGATGAAGCTATTGTTCCTCATACAGAGTCTATAATTAATCCTAAATCTAATGATATTTTTACTTTAGGTAGAATTAATGTTATTGAAGATGAAGATTTTAATAATTTTGATCCAGATTATTATTTTAGTTTAATGGATCATATTATACAGCATTTTAAAGCTTATGGTTATTTTCAATTATTTAATATGAAAAAACTAAAAGAAACATATAAATATTTACATGATATACATCCTACTTTATCTAATAATGCAGGTCATGATGATTATTTTTTTAAAAAAATGTTTAGTAAAGTTATAAGTTTAAATCAACACTGTGTCCATTTATCTCATGAAGGAGTAAATTGGGATGGTATAAATAAAGAATAATGATATATTGGTTTACAGGTCAACCTGGCTCAGGAAAAACAGTTTTAGCGGATTTATTAAAAGAAAAATTTTTACCCCATGCTTATAGAATTGATGGAGATGAAATGAGAGAATTATTTTCTAATAAAGACTATACTATAAACGGTAGAATAAAAAACATAGACGCGGCTCAAAAAATATCCCACTATTTACATAATCAAGGTAAAGATGTTATTGTTTCTTTAGTTTCTCCTTATTTAGACCAAAGAGAGGAATTTAAAACACTTTTAGATTGGCAAATTAAAGAAATTTATGTATATTATGATACTAATGAAGTTAAAAGAGGAAGAGAAAAATATCATGTAGTTGGTTATCAACCACCCACACATGATTTTATTGATGTAGATACAACTGAGCATAATGAAATGGAATCATTAATTAATATAGCGACTAAAATTAAAGTATGAAATATTCAATGTTTATCGGTAGATGGCAACCATGGCACCAAGGGCATCGTTGGTTAATAGACCAACGTTTAAATCAAGGTAAAAACGTGTTAATTTGTATAAGAGATGTAGAACCAAATGAAAAACAACCATGGACACCACAGGAAGTTTTACTAAATTTATCTAAGGAATTAGAAGATTTAATTACGGAAGGAAGAATAAAAATAATAATAATTCCCGATATTGAATCTATTAATTATGGAAGAGGTGTAGGTTATGATGTTATTGAACATATTCCCCCTCAAGATATTAAAGAAATATCAGCTACAAAAATTAGACAAAAGTTAAGAGATGAAGGTAAGTTATAAAGCAACTCTTATAAAAACGGTTATTTGGAGAATTTTAGCTACTATTCTTACATTTTTATCTGCATGGTTAGTTACAGGTAATTTTAAAGTTGGTTTAGCTATAGGTGGAGTTGAAGCATTTGTTAAAATGATAGGCTATTTTACGTTTGAGCGATTATGGAATAAATTTAATATTTATTGACGTTGCATTAAACTTTGTTTAATTTAAACATTTACTATGAGTTGGACCTATAAAGGCAAAACCATAAAAGACATTTCAGATTTTCCCCCTAATTCTTTTGGATTTGTGTATGTAATTACACATTTAGAATCTAATAAAAAATATATCGGTAAAAAAGTATTATACTTTAGTAAAAAAGTAAAGTTAGGTAAAAAAGAACTTGCGGCTTTATCTAATGTAGTAGGAAGAAGGCCGGCATATAGATTGGCTGTTAAAGAATCTGATTGGTTCACTTATTATGGTTCGCAAAAAGAATTAAAATCATTGTTAGCTGAAAGTAAAACAAAAGATTTTAAAAGAGAAATTTTAAAAATTGTTCCGAGTAAAAAATTATTAACTTATTTTGAAACTAAGTACCAAATGATTTATCAGGTACTGGAAAAACCCGATGAATTCTTTAATGATAATATCCTAGGTAAATTTTATACTAAAGATTTTGACGATATAGAATTTAAAGATCCCTTGGAAATTAGTAATCTTTAACGTATATTATTGTTTATGGTTAATCAGTTATTAATCAGTTTAGTGAACTCAGTATTGGGTTCTGGAAAAAAAACTGCTAGAGGCAATATGGCTTATACTTGCCCCTACTGCCATCACCATAAACCTAAATTAGAAGTTAATTTTACTACTAATAAAGAAAAAGTAAACCCCTGGCATTGTTGGGTTTGTAATAAAAAAGGTAAATCTATATTACAATTATTAAGACAAGCGGGTGCTTCACAAGATAAAATAAATGAGGCAAAAACTTTTGTTAAGGATACAACTTATGTTTCTACTAAAAAAGATGTAGTTGCATTAAAATTACCGCCTGAATATAAACGTCTAGACCAATTAAATAATAATAGTATAATTAAAAAACACGCTATTGCTTACCTAAAAAAGCGAGGTGTATATCTAACGGATATTACAAAATATGATATTGGTTATTGTGATAAGGGTTTATATGAAAATATGATTATAATTCCAACTTATAATAAAGAGGGTAGATTAAATTATTTTACCGCTAGATCATTTGATAAAAATGCCTATGTTAAATATAGAAACCCCCAGGTTAGTAGAGATATTATACCTAATGAACATTTAATTAATTGGAAACTTCCAATTATTATTTGTGAAGGTTTATTTGATGCTATAGCAATAAAACGAAATGCGGTGCCCTTATTAGGAAAAAATATTCAATTAGAATTAATGAAAAAAATAATTAGTTCTTTTGTTAATAAAATTTATATAGCATTAGATAAGGATGCTACAAAACAAGCTTTACAATTCTGTGAAAATTTAATGATGGAGGGTAAAGAAGTCTATTTTGTTGATTTACAGGATAAGGACCCAAGTGAGATGGGTTTTAAAAATTTCACTAAATTAATACAAAAAACAGTCCCAATGACTTATTCATCTTTATTGGAACAAAAACTAGCAGTATGATAAAGAAAACATACAATCGAATTTTAGAAATTTCAGATGATCACAAACAAATAACATTACCTGATTCTAGATATTATAGAAGGAATGGTGAATTTTATCCATCCGTTACCTATGTTTTAGGTAGTTATCCAAAAGGTAGACATTTTGAGGATTGGCTTAAAAAAGTTGGTTATAGTGCTGATTGGATAGTAAAAAAAGCAGGAGAAGAAGGTAATAAAGTACATGAATTAATTGAAAAATATTTTGCTGGCAAGGAAATAAATTACTTAAGTACTGAAGGTTACCCTAAAATGGATCCTTTAGTTTGGCAAATGTTTTTACGTTTTGTAGATTTTTGGGAAACTCATAAACCTACTTTAATTGAAACTGAAGTTCATTTATTTAGCGATGAATTAAAAATTGCGGGCACATGTGATTGCATTTGTGAAATAGATGGTGAATTATGGGTTATTGATTTTAAAACATCTAACCATCTACAAACAACTTATGATTTACAAAGTTCTGCTTATGCTCAAATGTATAAGGAATGCTATGGTAAAAAAGCAGATAGGATTGGTGTATTATGGTTAAAATCTAAATCAAGGGGAGTAGATAACTCAGGCAAACGTTTAAAAGGCAAAAAATGGGAAATGTTTGAATCACCTAGAACCCAAGAAGAAAATTTAGAAATATTTAAATCAGTTAAAAATATATTTGATTTAGAAAATCCTAAACATAAACCCGCTACAACTTCATTTAAAACCACAGTAAAAAGGTCAACGTAAAAATTAGGATATCCCGGGAATTTTTCGTATATTTATAATATATGATAAAACTCTATGACTTATTAATGGAGCAAGTAGGTAACCCGAAAGCAATTATTTTAGCTGGCGCTCCTGGTGCTGGTAAGGGCTTTATCTTAAGTGGTTTAGATTTAGGTAATCTTAAAGTACTTAATGTAGATAATAATTATATTAATTTGCTTAAAAAAGCAAATGTATCATTAGATTTAAAAAATGCAAGTCCTGAAGGTAGAAGTAAAGCTGCAATTGCTATGGCTCAAGCTAATAAGGAATTTAAGGGTAAAGTAGCAGCCACAATTGAAGGTAAAGAATCATTTATTTTAGATGGTACTGCTGCATCAATTAAACAAACAGCTAATCTAAAAAATGAATTAGAAGAAGCTGGTTATGATGTATTTATGCTTTATGTTTATACTGATTTAGAAAGATCTTTAAAACAAAACCAAGATAGATTTAAAAAGTCTGGTGGTAAGGATAGAAGTTTAGCTCCCGCAATAGTATTACGTACTTGGGCTTCAGTAACTAGTAATTTTAAACCATATGAAGCTATGTTTAAGGATAATTTTGTCTCGGTGGCTAATACATTAGAGGATGAAAAATTAAGTGATGTAGCAGATATTATAAAAAAATATTTAGATCCATTTAAACCAACAGGAACTAAACCAAAAACTGATAAACAAAAAGCTAGAAGTGAAAGGAGTAAAGCAGAATTAAATGCTAAAGTAAAAGAATTACTAGCTGATGATAATGTAAATATGATTATTAATAATTCTGTATCAAAGGAAGAAGCACAGGCTAAAATAAAACAATTTTTAAATTAATGAATTTAATTGATGTAAATACATTATTAAAAGAAATAGTACCTGATCAAAGTATTAGTAAAAAATCCAAAAAAGTAGGAGTTTATGCTGGTAGTTTTAAACCACCTACTAAAGGTCATTTTGCTGTTGTTCAAAAGGCTTTAAGAGATAATCCTGATTTAGACGAATTAAATATCTTTGTTGGTACAGGGATAAGAGATGGTATAGACCAATCTCAATCTATGTTAATTTGGGATATCTATAAAAAGTATTTACCTTTTAAAGTGAATATAATGCCGGTTACAAAACCCCCTATTAAAGCAGTTTATGATTACGCTAAAGATAATCAAAATGAACAAGTTAGTTGGATTATTGGTGCAAGAGAGGGTAATGAAGATGATTTTAAAGATATAGCCCTTAGAACTAAAGCGGCTGATAATTATAAAAACTTAGTAGTTAGACCTACTATTACTCAATCTGGAGCTTCTGGTACTGCCGCAAGAAATGCATATAAAGTATCACAGGAAAAATTAGAACCCTTATTACCTAAAAATTTAAATCAACAAGAAAAAGATGATGTATTTAATATTTTAAATAGAAGATTAACTGAGGCTGATCCTAAAAAAGGTACAGGTAAAAAACCTAAGGGTTCGGGTAGAAGATTATACACTGACGAGGATCCAAAAGATACGGTTGGTATTAAATTTAGCACTAGACAAGATATAGTAGATACTTTAAATAAAAAGTCTTTTAAAGCTAAATCACATGCAAGGCAATCTCAAATAATTAACTTAATACATCAAAGAGTAAGAGCGGCATTAGGTAGAACTAAAGATCCTGCTAAAAAGAAAAAATTAAAATCTGGGTTTGAATATATAAAACAAAAAAAAGAGGCGTCTAAGAAAAAAACTCAAAGATTAAAAAAACAAAAACTAAAAGAAGTATTAGATCCAAAAACATTTGATTTTGGTCCATTAATTGATTCATTAACTGCTAGTATGGAAAATGATGGGTTAAAATTAAAACCTTACCCCAGAATAAGAATGATTCATGATGAAGAAGCTAATGCAGATAATTTCTTTGGTATGACTGCTTATTATGACCCTAATAATAGAGAAATAGTATTATATACTTTAGGTAGACACCCTAAAGATATTATGAGATCTTATGCTCATGAATTAATACATGTACATCAACATAATGAAGATAGATTACATGATATTAAAACTGATAATGTTAACGCGGATAAACATTTAGAAAATCTTGAAAGAGAGGCTTATGAAACAGGAAATATAATGTTTAGAAGCTGGACAAATAAAATAACAGAAAAAAAAACTAAGGATCCCTTTGGTTTAAATGCTTATGCTAGAGAATTAGCTCAATTAAACGAGCAAAAAGAAGATTATTATATCTATTTGGATATGGATGGTGTTGTAGCTAATTTTAATAAACGTTTTAAAGATTTATCAGGTTTACTACCAGATCAATTTATTGAAAAAAATGGAAAAAATGCATTTTGGGATCTGATTGATGTAAAGCATAAAGTTGCATTTTGGAGAGGAATTGAAATAATGCCCGGAGCAGAAAAATTAGTTAGTTTTGTGTCTCAATATCCTTATGAAATGTTAACTGCTCCTTCAACCAAAAAACAATCAGTTATTGGAAAAAGCTTGTGGATTAAAGATAAAGTTGGTACATTATATCCTAGTAAACCTAAAGTTACTTATAGGGCTGCTAAAGAGAAACATAATGTTAAATCAGAATTAACAAAATTTGATATTTTAATTGATGATAAAAAAAGCACTATTGATAGATGGGATGCTAAAGGAGGTACAGCTATATTTTATCAAAACGCAGATCAAGTAATTAATGATCTGAAGAAATTAGGTTTATGAATAAAGAATCCAAATCGGTTTTAAAAAAACAATTCCAAGAAAAAGACGTTCAAAGATTAAGAAATCTAATGACTGGCAAATATGGTGATAAAACTATACAAAGTGTTGGTTATAAAAAAGCTGAAATAGTCCATGAAGAAGGTGATATTTGGGAAGAAGATGGAAGAAAATGGACTATTAAAGATGGTATAAAACAAAATATTACTAAGTTAGATAAAGCTAAAAAAGCACATGTTGTTCCTTTATTTTGTCCAAATTGTAAAAAACAAATGAAGCTTAAGAATGATCATGAGCTTTATAAAATTCACAAAAAATGCTTAGATTGTGTAGTAGAAATGGAGCATGAACTACAAAAAGCTGGAAAGTGGGAAAATTATCAACAAAATATTAAAAATAATGAAATTGATAATAAAATCAGAGATTTTAAAGAATATGTAAAAGATAGAATTTCCGAATCAAATAATAATTATATTTCCGAAGCGGGTCATAAAGAAACATGGAAAGGTAAAATAGATGAAAAAAGAGTTGACCAACATCTATCCCAGGTAATTGAATATCTAGAGTCACTTAAGAAATAGTTTCATATATTTATAACAAATAAATGATATGAGTAATTCATTTGATGTACATAAATGGAGATTTAATTTAATGATGGAAGCTCTTGAAAAAGAAACTCAGGAGCAGATTGATGAATTACTGCCTAAAATTAAACGAATAGATTTTTCTTATACTGATTATGGGGTACTATATAAAATTAGAATGTATGGTGCTGATGGGAAAGAATTATATATTTTAGGTGACGATGATGATATTTTTAAATATAATCGTTTAGATGATGATAATGTGCGTTATATTGCTCAAAAATTAAAAATACCTGTAACAGATGATTTTGCGGGTAGATCCTATAATTATGATTATTATCAAAGTTTAATTCCTGCTTTTAAAGATAAAGGTATTGAATTAACTCATGATGATGTAATGGATACAAGCTGATGAATATAAAAGAAATAGTAAAAAAAGTACTTTCCGAAAAAAAAAAGAAATCTAAACTTTGTAAAAGAGGTAGAGATTATATTGCCGCTAGAAAAAGAGCTGGTGAGAAGTCATCTGCTTACTTATCAGGTAGAGCCGTAAAAGTTTGTAAGGGTTCTATTAAAGGTGCAGGTGGTAAAAAGAAAAAATCCTATAAAGAATCTATTGATTATGATGAAGCTTTAACATTAAGAGGAATGTTAGCTGATTATGAAAAACAAAGAAAACAAATATTTAGGGATATGGAAAATGATCCTTCTATTGAACCAGAAGGAGGCCCAGTATCAAATGAATATGGTAATAGATTAAATAAACTTGAGGATAAAATTTATAAAGTTAGAAAACAACTTTATGATTATGACTTAAATGAAGCATTTGATGAACTAGATGATGGATTCGACCCAGAAATAGAAGCATTAATAAAAGCAGGACCTAGATTAAATAAAGAAAGATTTAAGGATGTAATTTATTACATTCATAATAATTGGATGGCAGGTAATTATGGTGATGATTATGCCATAAGAAGAATAAGTAAATATCTTAATGCTCTTGAGGAAAACATAGATCCTAAAGCTCAAAAAAAACATAAGGGTAAAGCAGCTCCTTTTGGTTCAGCATATGAATTAGCAGAAACAGAATGGGCTAATGAATCATTAAGAGATTGGTTTAAAAAAGAAGATTGGGTAAGAATTAATACTTCTGGTAATATAACTGGTCCCTGTGGAACAATGAAAAAAGGTAAACCAACTACTAGATGTTTACCTAGAAAAAAAGCTCAATCACTTACTAAGGCCCAAAGAAAAGCAACTGTAGCTAAAAAAGTACGTGGTAGTAAAAAAGGAAAACAGTTTGTAAAAAATACTAAAAAATCAGAATTTAAAAAGAAAAGTGAATAAATTTAATAAATGGCACCAGAAACAATTATTTTGGTTCATGGAAAAGCTAAACTTAGGAGTATATCAAGTGGCTTGGATTTCATGGATCAAAGGGCTTATTATGGGTGCTCTTTTACTTTTTTTATGTAGTTGTAGTTCCTATAGATTGGCTACTTTAAATCATGATCCAATGTATCCCGTGGATTATGTTATTCCTATAGCAGATAATACTAAAGTTGATACCCTTTCTTATTCACAATTTAAATGGAAATTAAGGACCGATTTTAATTTTAGATGGAACTATGCTCAGTACGCTATGAACCAACCTTATAACTGGTATAGTAGTTTCAGTTATAATGTTTGGAGACCCTATAATTCATTTGATGTTTATTTTAATAGACATAATTTTTGGTATGATTGGGCATTTAATTATCCTTATTACTGGGGTTATAGTAGTTGGAATAATCCATGGAGAAATCACTGGTATAGACCCTATAATTGGGGGTATAGTTGGTACAATGGTCCTTGGCATAATTCTGGTTATAATGTAGTTTGGAATTCAAGTAGAGAAAACAATAATGTTGCTTATATTAATGGTAGAAGAGGAAGTAGAAATGTTAATTTTAATACTAATAATAACATAGAAAATATCGTTATTAGAAGATATAACAACCCAAGAAACAATGTAGATAATAATAATTTAAACAATATTGTGAATGCTTTAAAAGATAATTATAATGTTAGACCTAGAGTTTATAATAATCCTAATAATGTAATTAGAAATAATAATAAACCAGTTGTGCCTAATTATAATAACAATAATATTAATTCTAGATCATCTACTCCAGTAAGAACTTATTCTTCTCCACCATCAAATAATATCTCACGAGGTAGTTCAGTATCAAGTGGAGGTAGTTCAAGAGGGGGTAATTCTAGAGGAAAAAACTAATATTTATAAATAAAAATATACAATGGACAGCTTTGATTATAAAAAATATTTAAAAGAGGGTCGTTTATTTGATAATAACGAATCTCTTATTTCAGAATCTCAAGTTTCTGAAAAAAAATATAAGCAAGGATACGACGATAGAGAAGACGAATCCTTAGGTGCTAGAAAAGGCGCCGAAAAAGACAAAAAACAATCCTTTAAAGATCGTAGAGACGATTCTTATGGTAAATTTGGTAAAAGAGATGCCGAAGCTAAGGGCAAAGCCAAAGGACCAGGTAAAAATAAAGTCAACAAAGAAAATGTTGAAGAAGTAGGCAAAGGATATTTTAAAAAGAAATTTGGTGTAGGTAAAAAAGGATTTAAAATGGCGGATAGAAAAGAATTATCTGAAAATGTTCTTTCTATGTATACTAAACTCCAAGAAGGTGCTTATCCATTTGACGAATGTATAGCTGATAATGAGGGGAAATATGGAGAGGAAGGAGCTAAAAAAGTATGTGGTGCTATTAGAGCAGCATATGGAGAAGGATTAGAAGAAAAAAAAGAACTACCTCAATCAATTAAAGATAAAGAAGCTAGAGATGCAGAAATAGAGGCGAAAAAATCTAAAGGTATGATAAAAATGGAAGACCTTAAAGCCGAAGTTAGAGAAGCTATATTTGATGCATTAAGTGAAGAATCACAATATAATGACTCTATTTACTCAGAAGAAGTAAACGAACAGGAAGATGATGTTGATGTTGATGTTGATATAGATGATGAAGTAGAAGCAGATGTTGATGTTGATGTTAAAGATAAAGTTAATGTTGATGCTGAAGGTGACGAAATAGATATTGAAAAAAAAGCAGTAAAAGCTAGAGTAGAAGTTGGTTTATCACCTGAAGAAGAAATAGTTCAAGATTCTTTAAAAGCCGCAATGGATGCTGCTGATGCTTTAGGTAGTGAAAAATTAGCTGATCAAATAGGAAACACAATTACTTTCTTTACAAGAGAATTTGTAGTTGGTAATCAAAGTGATTAGTACATGCTTAATGAACGCAAACTTACAGAAAGAGAACTAGATTCAAGAGAAGCTGCCATTCAAGGTTTGTTAGGAAACAAACGAAATCTAGTTAAAAAGTATGGTAAGGATGCTGAGAAAGTAATGTATGGTATTGCTACTAAAAAAGCTAAATCTAAAGTAGAGGAAATGAATAAAGATAAAATCAGAGAATTAATTTATAAAGCCTTAACTAAGGAGGATAATGATCCATCTGGTGAATATCTTGAAGGTGATCCAGGTGAACATGTTGAAGAAGGAACTTGTGGTTATGGTGAAGATGGTAAAATAGGTAGAAAACCTGCAGGCCCCCACTTAAATAAAGAAGCAGAAAGAGCAGCTGATAAAGATAATGTTAATGTATTTGGTTACCAAACTAAATATTATAAAGTATGTCCAGGTGCTCAAGAATTTATGAGAAAAGTAGTAAATGGTGGTTATGGTGACATGTCTGAAAAAAAGGAAGAAATTATAAGAGTAGCTAAATTACATGATTTACTTTTTATGAGAAAATTAAAAGCTTTAAAAGATCCTAATTATGCTAAAAAAATTACTACATCAGGTGAAGTAGAATATATAGCTGACGAAATTAAGGATATGGTTGAAAACCTAGGTATTTCTAAAGCGGATGTAGGTTACATAGATATGCATGTTGAAGATATATTCAAGGCCGTTGGAAGAATAGATGAAAATTTAAATGAAGGCCATGGTTTAGATCAAGGTGATTTAGATCTTTTAAAACAGTTTGTTGATTCAATGGGATTTGATAGAGAACCTGTTGATGCTAAAGATTTTAGCAAGTTAAAAAAGATACTTAAATTCATAATTAAATCTAACATACTACAAGACAAAACAAAAGATTTATCTAAGGGCAAAGTTAACGAAAATATTGAAGAATTTGAAGTTGATGATGCTGTAGTGGAACTTAGAAGGATAGTTGATGAAATAGAAGAAAAAGCGGATGAAGCCAGAGATATAGTTAGAGATATATTCCCAAATGAATTATCTAGATTAGATGGTTATGGCGCCTTTAATGCTATGTACTCAGCTAATAGATATGATACCACATTAGGTAAATTTGTTGATAGATTAGAAGAAGAAGGATATGATATTGAAGACGGAATAGTTTATGTAAATGAAGACCTAGATGTAGGCCATGTTGATGATGAACCAGGTATGTTAAAATCTGAATTAGCTAGAGCTGGAAAAATGATTCAAATGCTTTATAGAGCAATTGATAAATATGATGGTAAAGGTGAGGTTGATTTCCCTCAATGGTGGCAATCTAAAATTATTAAGGCAAATGATTATTTAGATAGTGCATTTGATTATTTAGATGGTAAAGAAAATGTAGCTAAAATTGATGCCGTGATTGATATGAATGAAAAAGAATTATCTAAAAGTGAACAAAATTCACTTAAAAAAATAGAAAAGGCACTTAGAAAAGCTTCTAAATCTCATAAATCTCAGTCTTCAGATTTAGCTAAATCTACTAAGGCACATAAACTTCAAGCTGATAAAATAGCTAAAATAGTTAGAGAAAAATTATCTAAAAGAAATGATGTAGGTGATTTTGTAGATGATTTTAAAAAATCTAAGGCAAAACAATTTAGAGGTAAATCTGCCAAAAAGAAAAAAGAAATGGCTGTAGCGGCTTATTTAGCAAAACAAAATGACTAATAATGACCAAAGCAGAATTAAGAGAAAAAATAAGATCACTAGTACTACAAGTTAGAGGTGAGCAATCAAAAGCAGATGAAGCTGCCATCGCTTATGATGAACTAACTAAATTTCCAGAACTTAAAGATATTATTGTAAGTTTAATGACTCATGAGTTTGATTCTTTTTTGGAAGGAATTGATTGGGTTGCTCCTAGACCTACTACATTTAGAATTAATTTATTAAATGGTCAAAACTTCCTACTTTCATTTTCTAAAAGAAGTTGGATAGCACAAATTGAAGGTAAAAAATACTACTTACTAAATCTTGATGAAGAAGAGTATGCTGCCTTAGCTATTAGTCGTATATTACAATATGGCCCTGAAAGTGGAGCTGATGCAAGTGAAGATGCAGATGCAGATGCAGATGCAGATTCTGGTGGAGGAGCCGAAGAAGAAGTTGACGTTGATGTTGACGTAGAAGCATAATGGATATTTTAGAAAAAATAATAAGAGAAAATAGTTGGAAATTTGATAAAGGATATCCTGATAGTCAGAAAGATATTGATTATTTAAAATCTAAAATTACTAATATAATATCAGAGCAAGAAGAGGAGGATCTTGATGAATTAAGAAATAATTTAAGCAGTTTAATTAGAAATATTTCTGATGCTGATGAATTAAAACAAATTCTTAAATATACTAAAAATGTAGGTTTTGGAAAATCAATGAAAAACCATCTATCTACTAAAAATCTAAATAAAAAAGATATTTTATTTTTCCAATCACTTCTTTCAGATTTAGGAAAAACTGGAGAATTTTCAAAAATTGCCGAAAATCCCCCTAAATTAGATGTAACTAGAGAAAATTATTATGAGCAAATACCTGGTTTTACTAGTGCCGAATTAGAATCACTTTATAAAGATATGAAGGATTCAATTCAAGGTACAGTTTCTGTTGGTCCCGGTGAGGCTTTTTTAACAGTATTTTTTGATAATGTTAATAAAGTAGCTGGAGGTGGAGACTTAGATATTGATGGAAAACAAGTTGAATTAAAATCCCGTACTGGAGCTTCAGGGGCATTAGTTGCACCTGGTTATGTTGTTAGAGGTAAAGGTGAGGATATCTGGAAAGATTTAACTAAATTAGTTGATAAATTTGATTTAGATAATGATCAAAAAGAAGAGTTAAAGAAAATTGCTCTTGTTAGAGGCCAAAGAGGTTTTACTTGGGCTTTTAAAATTAATAGTATTTATCAACAAGCATTAAATATGGGAGAAGATCAGAAAAAATTAATAAAATTATTTTCTGATGAAATTAGTTCCTGGTATAAAAATAAATTAAATTTAGATTTTAAATCTTATTTTAGTGATGATGAGTTTGAAGCTAAAAGGTTTATAGGAGATTTAGCTAAACAATTAGCTAGGGATTATTATGAAGAGAAAAATGATGATGCATTTATGATCTCCGATACTAAAGGAAATTTTAAATACTATGAAGGAGATGAATTTATAGATAGTATAGGTAATGGAATCACAATCTCTGCTCCATCAGATTTAGTTCCAAGATTAAAAGTATAATAATATGTGTAGCTGCGGATGTAATACTTGTGAAACAAAAATTAGAGGCCCTCTTTTAACCGAAAGTAGGGTTAAAAAACTAGTATCTGAAAATTTACAATATCATATAAATAGAGATATTCCATTAATGGAAAGTGAATTCAGAATTGGTTCTGAAGCACATTTATCTTTAATTAAAGAAGCAAGAAAATTATATTCTAGAGGTGTACTTGATTTGTGTGAAGAAGATAAAGGTATAATGGAAACGCATTTAGGTGAATTTGATTTATATGAAGATACTTTAGTACCATTAGATTTACCTATGTTAAATGAAGGTGAACAATTAGACGAAAAGAAAAAAGCTAAAAAAAAGAAAAAAGACCCACCAATTGGAAAACCAAAAAGAGGGGGCCCTAAAGCATACTATGTTTATGTTAGAGATCCTAAAACTAAAAGAATTAAAAAAGTAACATTTGGTTCAGGTGGTTTAAGAGCCAAAATAAGAAACCCTAAAGCCAGAAAAGCATTTGCTGCTCGTCATAGATGTTCAACTGCAAAAGATAGAACTACTGCCCGTTATTGGTCTTGTAGATTACCTAGATATGCTAAACAACTAGGATTAGGAGCTAATATGAATACTTTTTGGTAGAATTAACAAATTAAATTAAATTAAAATGAGTATATTTAATAAAAACGAAAAACAGATTTTAGAAAAATTAGATAAGATCCAAGCAAAAACTGATCTATTATCACAAATAGCATTTGATGTTCATTGGTTTGATGCTGTCTCTGGTAGTGATGGAGATCCTACAGATGGTATTTTTCATCAAATAGTTAAAAACCAACAAACAATCATAGAACAAAATAAAAAACTATTACAAAACCTATTAGATGGTCAAGGTCAAAATGATAATAGTTTTACAGATTTGCTAAATTACTGGAAAGAATTTAATAGCAAAAAATAAATGCAACCATATAAAGATAGTTCTAATATAAGAACTTTCTCTAAAGATGTTGATCCAATGGATTTGGTTTGGCATCAAGATAATGAGGATAGAAAAATAGAAATCCTTGAAGGTGAAGGATGGTGTATTCAACGAGATAATATGCTACCTAGAGCGATGAAGAAAGGAGAAACTATATTTATAACCAAAGGTGAAATTCACCGTGTACTAAAAGGTACAACTGATTTAAAAATTAGAATAAATGGATAATTTTGATTTAAAAAAATATTTAGCTGAAGGCAAGCTATTAAAAGAAGAACTTATGCCTAAAAAAATAAGTAATAAACCTTTTACAATTGTTTATCAAACTGATGATATGACTGATTATGAAGATTACGATGAGTTACTATCTAAAAGAGAACAAAATTTAGCAACTGGTAACGATGGTGACAAGTTTGTATTTGATAGTAATACACCTGCGGATGAAATTGAAGATTTTCTTATGGCAGAAGATCCAGAAGAAGGTAATAAAAAGCTAGAAAGATTTGGTTTAAGTAAATACTGGAAATACTAATAAAATGGATAATTTTGATTTAAGAAAATACTTAGCAGAAGGTAAATTGTATGAAGCAATTAATCTTGATATAGAAGATGATATAGTATACTTAAGTGGAGATTCAGGTGAATATGAAGGTGAAATTGAAGATGGAAAAACATCTTTTTCTATTATATATGATGATTTAGATTATAGAATATCAGATCAATATGATGAAAATAATATTGAAGATTTTTTAGGTAAAGGTCATGCATTTGTAGAATTAGCTAAAAAATATGACCATAAGTGGGGTATTGAACGTGATTTGGTTGGTATAACAATAAAATTAAAATAAAATGAAATGTAATTGTAAAGTATGTAATTGTGGAACATCATGTGATTGTACATGCTGTAATTGCTAAAATAAAAAACATATAGACTGATTCATAGCCAGTCGATTTATTTAAAAAAATTATAGGAGCTGTGGCCCAAATATTTGGAGCCACAGCTTTTTTTTCGTATATTAATGTGTAAAACTTGTATTAAATGAATATAGTAATAATAGGAGCAGGAGTAGCAGGTGTAAACGCTGCTACAAAATTAGTTGATAATGATTTTAAAGGTAGAATCACTATCATAGATATGGGATTAGATCCATATTTAAGACCATATGAAGAAGTAATGACAGGTTACTTAGGTGCAGGTGGTTGGTCTGATGGTAAATTAACTTATTCTACTCAAATTGGGGGGCAATTATCTAAGTATGTAGGTGAAGATAAAGCTATGGAGCTTATGAAGCAAGTAGTAGATAATTTTAGTAGATTTCACCCTCACCCAGAACAAATTATATTATCCAACCCAGAGGAAGAACCGGAATTTATTAAACCATATTTTGGTTTAAGGCTATTTCCATGTTGGCACATTGGTACTGATTATTTACATGAAATTGGTAAGAGTTGGTATGATTATTTAATATCTAAAGGTGTTGAATTTCATTGGGAATCTAAAGTTAGTGATATTGATTTTAAAACTAATGAANTTACATTTAAATCTACTAAACCAGAATTTGCTAATATGGATAATGATAGTATATTTTATGATAAACTAATATTTGGTGTAGGTAAATCAGGTATTGATTTTACTTCTGATATAATGCAAAAAATATGATTTACCAACAGAGGAAAAACCAGCTCAAGTGGGTGTTAGATTTTGAAGCACCACAAAAACACTTTCAAAAGTTAATTGATGTGGCTTATGATTTTAAGTTATATAGAAAGATGGATAATGTTAGTTTTAAGATCATTTTGTACAAATAATAATGCTGCATATGTAGCAGTGGAAGAAACTTATGGTGATCACAGTTATAATGGCCACGCTAAAAAAGATGAATCATTTAGAAATGATATGACTAATTTTGGTATTTTAATGGAAGTTTAGGGGTATTTAAAGAACCATTTAAATGGGCAAGAAAATTAGTAGGTAAAGTACAAGAAAATAGTACTGGTTTATTCTATAGCCCTACTAGAGATCCCTCAACAACATCAGAAGGAGTAGATGTATCGGCTACTAAAATAGATAATTTAGATATAGTTAGAGATGCATTCCAAGGATATTTTAAGTATATTGATGATTTTATCAATGATATGAAATTAGTATTTCCTACGTTGAAAGACGATTGGGGGATCTATGTACCTGAGGTAAAATACCTAGCTCCTGAACCATTAGTTAATTACTCTGATTTATCGCTAACTAAATATCCTGATGTGTACTTTGTAGGTGACGCGTTGTCTGCAAGAGGGATTTCGGTATCAGGGGCTCACGGTACACTTGTTGCTGAAAATATTTTGGATATTTAAAATAAATTACGTATATTGATGATATGGATAAAAAATATGATGAATGGCCTAGTAGTCAAAAATTAAAAAAATACGGATGGGACTATTGCCTATATTTGGGACAATAAGTTTCATAATTGGGAAGGACCAGCATTAATTCCTGAAGGTAATATGAAAAAAAGAGAATATTATCTTTATGGGATTAAATATAGTGAGGGTGAATTTAAAGAAGTAGTTAGAAATAGAACAGGATTACCTTGGTATAAGCAACCTGCACCTAAGGGAACTACACATAGAAATTAATATGAAAATAGGTTTATGTGGTACAATGAGTGTAGGTAAAACTACATTAGTAAAGGCGTTAAAAAACACTCCGGAATTTCACATGTATAATTTTGCTACAGAACGTAGTAAATATTTAAATGATTTGGGTATTCCGTTAAATACTGATTCTACATTAAAAGGTCAAACAGTATTTTTAGCAGAAAGATGTGCTGAATTAATGAATGAAAATATTATTACGGATAGAACGATATTTGATGTTATAGCTTTTACTCAAAATGCTAAAATCAATTGCTAGACAAGATAAGGAAATATTTGAGGATTATGCAAAGGAATTTTTACGAGAATATGATTATATTTTTTATATTTCTCCTGATGGGATGCCTATTGAAGATAATGGAGTCCGTGAAAACAGATGAACATTATAGGGATGTTATAGATTTTTCAATTACAACATTAATTAGAAAATATAGTTATTTAGTTGATAATATTGAAACAATTAAAGGTTCTACAGAGGAACGAATTGAACAAATATTAAATGTTGTAAAATCTTAATATATTTATAATAAAATATATAGCAATGAAACAATCAGAGTTAAAATCATTTATTAAGGAAAATATTATCGATATTCTTAGTGAGGCAACTGAAGAAGAAGTTGAAAACCAAAAAGAATTAAATAAGGAATTAGAAAAAACAGCAAAGCTTCAAAAACAATTAGGTGAAGAAGAGGAAGATGATAAGGATGCTGTTAAAAGTGCTATGAAGGCTAGAGGTAAATTTAAAAAATTAGATTTAGCAGTTAAAGGTTTAAAAGATTTAGAAACAGAAATGAAATCTTTAGCTAGAAAATACGGTGCTGCTGATGAGGATGAAAAAAATAGAATAAAAGATATTCTAAAAAAGAAGACATCAGAAAAGAATGAGCTGAAGTCAATAGTTGCTAAATTAGAAAAGAATGTTGTTTAGTGAAAAATTCATTAACTCCGCAAAGGTTTTAATTTTATTGTTAATTATTCTCTGGCTTCTTTTTAGGGATAAAGGGGATAAATATGTTGAAAAGTATCAAGCACAAATTGAAGCTTTAAATTCAAAAATTGATTCTTTACACAATATAAATGATGATTTAACATATAAAATAGATACTCTAAATACTCAAATTCTATCCCTAGATAAAGAAATTGATAATCAAGATAATTTAATTAATAATTTAAGAATAAAAACTAATGAAAAAGTTAGGGCTGTTGATAAGTTTAATGATGACGAGCTTTATCAGTTTTTCTCAGAACGATATAGACACATTATCGATTCGATTGGAAAAACCGGTGGCGAAACTGGTAATTAAAGATTTACTTACTGGTGATGAGGCTAAGGATGAATTAGTACTATCAGTAAAAAAATTTCAATTATTAGAACAAAAAGTAGTATTAAAAGATAGTGTAATTTCTAATCTTAATGATCAAATTACTAATTTTAATTCTATGATTTTAACAAAAAATGATCAATTAAATTTATCTCAGGAATTATCTAAAAAATTAAAAAGGGATTTGACAAAAACAAAAGCTAAAAACTAAATTAGTAGGGTTAGCAGGTATTGGTGTGGCAGTTGGAATTTTAGTAATAGCTAAATAGTATGTCTGATTTAAAAAAAGTAATAAGATCTGAATATATAAAATGTGCTAAAGACCCAGTACATTTTATGAAAAAATACTGTTATATCCAACACCCCCAAAGAGGAAGAATTCAGTTTAATTTATATCCATTTCAAGAAAAAGTATTAACTTTATTTAGGGATAACCCTTATTCTATTGTTTTAAAATCTAGACAATTAGGTTTATCTACCTTATCTGCTGGTTATTCTCTTTGGATGATGTTATTTGCTAAAGATAAAAATATACTTTGTATCGCTACAAAACAAGAAACTGCTAAAAACATGGTAACAAAGGTTAAATTTATGTATGAAAATTTACCTTCATGGCTTAAAGTAGATGCTGCTGAAAATAATAAATTAAATTTAAGATTAGTAAATGGCTCACAAATCAAAGCAACATCAGCTAGTAGTGATGCTGGTAGATCAGAAGCAGTATCTCTTCTAATAATTGATGAGGCAGCTTTTATTGATAATATTGCTGAAATTTGGGCATCAGCACAACAAACATTAGCTACTGGTGGTGGCTGTATTGCATTATCTACTCCATATGGTACTGGTAATTGGTTTCACCAAACATGGACAAGAGCTGAATCAGCTGAAAATGATTTTTTACCTATTAAGTTACCTTGGTATGTTCATCCCGAAAGAGATGAAGCATGGAGAAAAAGACAGGATGAATTATTAGGTGACCCTAGAATGGCAGCTCAAGAATGTGACTGTGATTTTAGTACTTCTGGAGATATTGTTTTTTATCCTGAATATATTGAATTTTTTGAAAAATCATACATAAAAGACCCAATGGAAAGAAGGGGTACAGATCAAAATTTATGGGTTTGGGAAACCCCAGATTATACTAGAGATTATATTGTTGTTGCTGATGTATCTAGGGGTGATAGTAAAGATTATTCGGCATTTCATGTAATAGATGTAGAAAATAATGTTCAAGTTGCCGAATATAAAGGGCAAATTAATACAAAAGATTATGGGCATTTATTAGTTGGTATTGCTTCAGAATATAATGAGGCATTATTAATTATAGAAAATGCTAATGTTGGTTGGGCAACAATACAGGTAGCAATAGATAGAAATTATCAAAATTTATATTATTCACCCAAATCAGATCAACCTAACGTTAATTCATATTTTGATAAGTACCAGGATCATTCTAAAATGGTTCCTGGTTTTACTATGTCTTCAAGAACAAGACCAATGGTAATAGGAAAGTTTCAAGAATATTTAAGTGATAAGGGTGTTACATTTCAATCTAAAAGACTAATAGAAGAAATGAAAACTTTTATTTGGAGAAATGGTAGACCGGAAGCCCAATCGGGTTATAATGATGATTTAGTTATGTCTTTTGGTATAGCTATGTATATTAGGGATACCGCTTTAAAATATAGACAAAGAGGAATTGATATAACAAAACAAACATTAAATAATATGGGAGTTAACCGAACTAAATATCAGGGAGGATATGGTTTTGCTAAAGGTCCTGATAACCCTTATCAAATAAAAACAGATAAGGGTGGAGAAGACATTAGTTGGTTAATAAGGTAATATTTATAACAATAATTATATATTAAATGGCAGATACAAGTGTATTTTCAAGATTAAGAAGATTATTTTCAACTGATGTAGTTATCAGGAATGTGGGAGGTAATCAAATAAAAACAATTGATACTGATCATATTCAAAGTAGTGGTCAATATGAAACAAACGCATTAGTAGATAGATTCAATAGAATTTATACTACACAACCTTCATCATTATATGGTGCTCAATTTAATCTTAACTACCAATGGTTAAGAACGCAGTTATATTCTGAATATGATGTAATGGATCAAGATGCAATCATAGCATCAGCATTAGACATTTTATCTGATGAAGCTACATTAAAAAACGATATGGGGGAAGTGCTTCAAATTAGAAGTTCTAATGAGGATATTCAAAAAATTCTATATAATTTATTTTATGATGTACTTAATATTGAATTTAATCTATGGATGTGGATTAGACAAATGAATAAGTATGGTGATTTTTTCCTTAAATTAGAAATAGCAGAAAAATTCGGTGTTTATAACGTAATACCCTATACAGCTTACCATATTGAAAGAATAGAAGGACAAAACCCAGATAATCCATCGGAAATAAAATATAGATGGAACCCTGAAGGATTTGCTGGTAGTTCTTATGGTTATTATAATTTACCTAATCAAGTAGAAGGAGATAATTCAGGTGTAACTTATGATAATTATGAAATGGCTCATTTTAGAATGGTATCAGATGTAAATTATCTTCCTTATGGTAGAGCTTATATTGAACCAGCTAGAAAGTTATTTAAACAATATACATTAATGGAGGATGCAATGTTAATTCATAGAATTGCTCGTGCCCCAGAAAAAAGAATATTTTATGTTAATGTTGGAGCTATACCTCCTAATGAAGTAGAAGCATTTATGCAAAAAACTATTTCAAACATGAAACGTACTCCTTATATGGATGAAAAAACAGGTGAATATAATTTAAAATATAACATGCAAAACATGTTAGAAGATTTTTATATTCCTGTAAGAGGAAATGATAGTGCGACTAAAATAGACACTACTCCAGGTTTATCTTATGATGGTATTCAGGATGTTGAATATTTAAGAGATAAATTATTTGCTGCTTTAAAAATTCCAAAAGCATTTTTAGGTTATGATGAAAATGTAGAAGGTAAAGCAACATTAGCGGCTGAGGATATTAGATTTGCTAGAACAATTGATAGAATTCAAAGAATAGTTTTATCCGAATTAAATAAAATAGCACTAGTACATTTATATACTCAAGGGTATACAGCGGAAAATATGACAAATTTTGAATTGTCAATGACTACCCCGTCTATTATTTATGATCAAGAAAGAATTGAATTACTTAAATCAAAAGCGGAATTAGCTGGTACTTTATTAGAACAAGGATTAGTGCCTTCCGATTGGATTTATCATAACATATATCACTTTAGTGAAGATCAATATGATGAGTATAGAGATTTAGCCAGAGAAGATGCTAAACGTAAGTTTAGATTAGCACAAATTGAGGCTGAAGGTAATGATCCTGTACAATCTGGTAAATCTTATGGTACACCTCATGATTTAGCTTCTTTATATGGTAAAGGTAGAATGTACTCTGATCCAGGTAATGTACCTGAACCTGAAAAATATAATAAAGATAATTTAGGAAGACCTAAAGATGGGATAACTAATAGGGGTAAACAGGAAAATAATTTTGGTAAAGATCCGTTAGGTACTAAAAGAATGAAAGACACAGATAAAAATGAGGGTAGTAAACCTTTATCCGAATTTGAAAGTGCTAAAGTAACCTATTTAAAAAATAAGGATCTATTCAAATCTCTTANAAAAATAAAAAAGTTAATATTTGAAGAGGATAAAGATGATTCTGGTTTATTAGATGATACTCAGTTGAAGAGTAAATAATTTGTACATATTTATAAATAAATATATTTTTTAATGAAAATCAAACATTCTAAGTATAAAAATACTGGTATATTATTTGAATTACTAGTTAGGCAAATAACTGCGGATACTTTAAAAGGTGGTGATTCACCCGCTATCGATTTACTTAAATCTTATTTTGTAAAAACAGAATTAGGGCGTGAATATAAGTTATATGAGTCTGTTATTAAATCTAAAGTTTTAAATGAAAGTAGAGCTAATATTTTAATTTCTACTATTTTAGAAAATTCTAAAAAATTTAATAGAACTGTATTAAAAAAACAAAAGTATAACTTAATTAATGAAATAAAAAAGCATTATAATTTAGAATCCTTTTTTGGTTCTAAAGTAAAAAACTATAAAGAAATTGCTTCTGTTTATACATTAATTGAAAGCTATAATACAGCTGAATTAACAGATATTAAACAAATCAATCAAAATAAAGTTACTTTGTTAGAGTTTTTAACTAAACAAGAAACATCTAAGCCAACAGATGAGCTAATGAACGAATTTTCTAATTATGATAAAGATTTAAGACAATTAACTTATAGAGTTTTATTAGAAAAATTTAATGATAAGTATGATAGTTTAAGTATTGAACAAAAAGGAATCTTAAAAGAATTTATTTATTCTGTAGATTCAACACCATCTTTAAGAGAATTTTATAATACTAAAAGTAAATAATCTAAAGGAAATACTTAATAATGAATCTGATAACATTAAAGACACTGCTACTAAAATAAAAATAACAGAAGTAGCCAAATTACTATCAGAAATAGATAAAAATACTAAGGTAGATAGTGATAACTTAGTTGATTTGTTACAATATTATGAACTAGTAAAAGAAATTCAAGTAGCAAATGGCAAATTACAAGTTTAAACTTTCTGAAATGTCAAAAAAAGGCTCGCCTAAGCAAGCTGAAGAAGAATTTGACTCTCCGTATGAAACATTAAAAGTTGGTAAAGTATCATTTAGTGACGATGGTACATCAAAATCTACTATAACTAATATTGATAGTGAAACAGGTGCAGTACAATGGACAATAACACAATTACCTGGATTTGATAAACTTTATGATGAATTAGATGAATTAGTTAGTACTGCTAAAAGAACTTATGTTAAAACCAAAGATGATAAAAAGTTTAGAGAATTTTACGATGAAATTCGTCAAATAAGAAAT